ATATAATCGATTATATGGCTAATTTTGATGCTCAGCTCCAACGCATGCAAAGTCTGATGACTTATGGTGCTGTCAAAGAAAACAAGAAACAGGCAAGTGGCACTATGGAATATCATGCTATTGGTGCTGACGGTAAGGCTTACGGTATAATCCGTGAGAATCAGAAATTCTATATAAAAACAGCTCCGAAACAACACGAAATGGTTGCAGAGGCTTATGATTATATAGGAGGTTTCAACAACAAGAAACAATATGAGTATACTATGCTCAGCGATGCTAAGAAAAATTTCGACATGAAACTCATGGCAATCAAGGAATCTTATGCACCTAAAACAAATTTCTCTTTGTCAGATTTTGAGGTGAAAGGAGATGTCATGAGCGAGTGTGGTAAAAATATGATGAACGAAATTGCTCGTCAGCGGCAGATTATGAATAATGCTGCAGCAATCATGAACGAGGCATCAACAATAGGGTGTTCAAACACAGGAAATCCTGAAGCCCCAAAAACAACATCTTTCAACGCTAAAGTTGGCGAACCATTCGAAGAGACTGCAACAGCAGAACTTGATAAGGATTTCAACAAGACAGCATCTGACCCTGAGAAACAGGGTGAGCCATTCGGTGATAATGCAAAGACTGAGGAACCGAAAGATGCTGAATACGTACCAAGTGGGTCTGTAGCAAATCAGAAGCCAAAGGGTGGTAAAGTTGTTAAGGTTGATGAGTCCACCATGAAAGTTTGGGAGATGATGGCAAAACTCGACAAGAATTTCAATATCAATGAGGCTTGTGAGGAGTGGGGCTCATGTGGTCTTCCTTCTGATGAGGGTGTTGGTAGCCCTGAAGGACATCTTATGGAAGATGAGGAAATAGCAGGCCTTGATGATGAGGGAATGGAATTTGCGGAAGATGAATTTGAATCTGTAGAGGAAGAGATGCCTGAAATAGAAGGTGAAGAAGTTCCTGAAGCAGAGGAAGAATTCGATGAAGATGAATTTGATTTCGAAGAATTCGATGATGAGAATGCTGAAGGCGCAGAGCCTGAAGAGCCTGAAGAGGCTGAGGGTGCTGAAGAGGCTGAGGCAGACATGGAAAACCCCGAATCAAGCGAACTTGACGAACTCCGTGCTGAAATAGAATCTCTTAAGGCACAGCTCGCAGAACTTAAAGGCGAGGAACCTGAAATGGGTGAAGAACCGGTAGAAGATGACCTTGGAATTGAGGAACCTAATTTTGATGAAACTGAAATGGATGGCGCTGATGAATTTGCAGAAGAGCCTGAGATGGAAGACGAGCCTGCAGGTGAAGAAGTTGAAGAAACATTTGACCCTGAAATAGATGCTAACTATGAGGATGAACCTGATTTCGGACTTGATGAGGCGAGGAAGGCTGAACTTGAGTCGATAATCGAAGGACTTACTCAGAGATATCTTAACGAAGACAAACTTAATGTTTTTGGAAAACATCCGGGTTACAGAAAGAAGCCAATGACACTCCCTGCAACAGGTTCTGATGGTGACGAGAAAACAACTGATTGGAATGATGAGTCTGTTTATTCAGAACAGCCGTTCGGAGAGAAAATCGGAGACAGCGCACCATTTGAAAAGGCTATCGAAAAAATTGTTGATAGCGTAATGGAAGGAATTACTAAAAAAAAAATCTAACTGAAAGCGATATCGAAGAAAGGAAAGTATTGAAAGTGGGCTCGAAAGAGAAAGCACCTGCAATGCCTGAAGTTCCTGAGATTCCTGAAGCACCTGCAGATGATATGGGGGAAGACCCTATGATGGGAGGACCTGAAATGCCTGCAGCGGAAGAGGAAATGCCTGAAGTACCTGAAGTTCCCGAAACAGAGGGGGATGATGACAGCACAATGTCAATTATTAACCAACTTTCTGACGAAGATAGGGAATCGGTACGTGCTTATGCTGAAAGCATGTTAAATAAAAGTGAGGGTGAAAATGAAGAAACACCTGAAGTTCCCGAGACAGAAGACATTCCTCAGATGAATCCACAGGAAGGAAAACGTTTTACCAAGAAACAACTTAAAGAAGAGTTCGGTGTTAAACCTGAAGAGGATAGCGAAAAAAGAATGGTAAACAAAAAACGTACTGACATAAAAAAGGGGAATCCTTTCAATCCACCAAAATTTAACTAATATCAAGCCCACCAAACACGGTGGGCTTTTTTAATGATATAAACTATTTATATGAATAAAAGGAAATGTTATGGCTAAAACAATCTATATAACAGAAGCACAGTTAAATACGCTTAAAAAATATATTCAAGAAGAAGGAAACTCATTGGAGATTACTGTAACCCCTGATGAAGGTGAGACTGTGGATGATGCAATTGCAAATTCTAAGGAGAATATTGAACAGGTGGCAGGCTCTCAAGCCGCTGCTGATACCAAATTCACTTTAAAGGGTAATGCGTTCGAAGGAAAGACTTATACTAAAAAAGAGATTGAAAAAAGCCGTCTTCATAAGACATTGAAGGAAGGTAAAAAATATACAAAAGAAGAATTCACAAAACATATCCTTAACAAATGAGTAAAACAATCATCATAAACGAAAAGATATTGAACTCCCCTTTATTAAAGGAGGGGATTCTTCTTAATGAACTCCCTGATGATATCCGTCAACAATTAAAAAACAACGATACATCATTGGGCTCAAGCCCGGCATTTCCTGATGAATATGGCGATTCTTTCGATACTAAACTCACATTGAAACGTTTCGAGGAAACTAAGAAAATGCTTGAACGTATTGGGAAAATTGAAGGATGTGACAGTATTGAAAATGCATTGCCAATGCTTATTGAAAAATGTAAGAAAATAGAAGAACCAATTAAGGCTAATCTCGAAAAAATTGCATATAATTTTATTGTGGAACATTTTAATGTCCCTGAAGGTTCCATTAATTTTTCCACAGAACTTAAAGATAATCTTGAAGGCATTGGTATGAACGTAAGGGTTCAATCAGAGGATACTGATTTCGAGTTTGAAAATTCCGTTCATAAAAAAGAACTTAATGACGATATTAGAAAACGCAGGGTTATCAATGCACTCATGACCGGTGCGGCATTGAGGATATCTTCAAATATTAAACTGTACATCGCCGAGATATATGATTTGGAACCCAAACTCCCTGACTTATATCGAAAGATATTGGCATTGAATGATTATCTTCTTTTTACTAACATAAATGATGTACCTGAGGATAAAACAAATCAATTAGGTATGTCTAAAATAACAATTGGTAATGAAGAGACGAAATCAGAGGTTGTTGTTGAGGCTTGCATTTTTCCAATTCTTATATATGAAGAGGTGAGAGCATTTTTAGAACTTTCTGCAGCACATGGTCTTCCAATGAAAAAAGAAGAAGCGAATTATGTTATGTCCAAAGCAGATTATCTTCAGGCAGAACCTTGGGATATGAGGCTCGGTCCTGCCATGTGGGATAAATTGTCTGATATGATGGGTGATGTTGATTCCAAACTAATTCCTTATGTTTTTATGGAAATCTGTAAGTTAAAACCATCTAAATTCAACCTTCTTATGCAGGAAGTGCTTAGTGGAACAAAGAAAGGACATAGGGTTATACAAAATATTGTACAATATTGCACCGAAAATTACGAATACGATGATTTTCAAAATCGCATGAAAAAAATGAATGCTGATATTGCAATAATCAACGATGAATATATAAGGCCTGAGGAGTTATAGTTTTGTACATTAAAAACTATTTATCTACTAGACATTAAAACATTTAAAATCATGTTGAAATCAAATCTTACTGAGATAACAAAAAATAAAGTTGGAACCGGTCTTCTTTTGGAAAACGATGGCTACATTTCAATGTCTGAAGGAGAGAATAAAAAACTATTCGAATCTGTTAAGAAGATAAATGAGGGACTTAATGACGGTGAGTTTTACTGCCCTTATCCTTTTGTCGTACATGCTGTGTTCCAAAAATTTGGTATTGAAAACGCTAACGGGCGTATATATCCGGAAGATGTACTTAAAAAGCAAGTGGCGATATATCAGCAAAAGATAAACGAGAAACGCGCTTATGGGGAAACAAATCATCCGGATTCAAGAACATCAGTAAATCTTGACCTTGTTTCAATGAATATCCTTGAACTTCATTGGGAAGGACAGACACTTGTCGGACAACTTGAAGTAATCACAACACCGGGTTTTAGAAAGTATGGTATCGCAAGTTCAACAGGAGACCTTACAGCAAATTTACTTCTTCAGGGCCTTAAAATAGGCGTGTCTTCAAGAGGTGTTGGTTCTGTTGAACATAAATTTGGAAAGTACATAGTGGGGGACGATTATGAAATCATTTGTTGGGATTATGTTAGTGACCCAAGCACCAGAAATGCATGGGTTGACATCGAAAAAGAAAAATTAACCCCATATCTTGAAAATACGGAAAATAAAAAACCAATTCTTTCAGAGAATACAAAATTGGATAAATTTAGTAAATGGTTGAATGATTAATTAATTCATTTATTTCTATCTAAATTGTTCGTTTTTAGATATTTTCTGAAAATATATGATATTTATTTTAAAAATAATGTAAAAAATTGCTTGTTTTCTAATGAGTACAACTAATAAAAATAACAAAAAGACAGTTTCAGAGGCTCTCCTTGAAATGGATAAGGTGTCCAAAGCCCTCAAGGAAGAAAGCAAGGCTACTCTGTCTTCACTTCTCTCAGAGGCAATCAAAGAATATCTTAATGAAGAGATTGGTGCTGATGATGAGGAAGAGAAGGATGATGAATATTCAATCGAAGATGACGCTGCTGAGAATGAGAATGATGCTGACGAAACCACAGTAGATGATGAGGGTGCTGAAGAGGAAATACCTGCTGAGGAACCTGAGGCTAATGCTGAGGACCTGAATGAACCTGAGGAAGGTGATGGTGAAGAATGGTCAGGACTTGACGACTTCAAAGTAGATGATGAAACATACGATTTGACTACCGGCGAGAAAGGCGATGAAACACTCGTAAAGGTTTATAAACTCCTTAAGGATACAGACCAAGTAGTTGTCAAACAAGAGGGTGACAGCGTATCATTGAAGGATAATGAAACTGGTGCTGAGTATGTCATAAAGACCGGATGCGAAGAAGAGGCTCCTGTCGCTGAAGAAAACGAATTTGAGTTTGAATTTGATGACGAGGAAGAGACTCCTGAAGCAGAAGGCGAATTTAATAACGACGAAGAAGACGAAAAAGTAATGGAAGGAAAAGAAATGGTATACGAGATTGACCTCGGATACACAGACAACTACCAAGATAAGGACCCAATTCAAGGACTTAGCAACAACGAGCCTTCTAAGTCGGGAAAATCTTGGCACAAAGGCGTTCCAACAGGAACTGAAAAACCTTGGGCTTCTAAAGGTGATGATGCACCGTTTGAGGAAAAAGCCGCATGTAATGAAGAGGAATTGCTCACCGACATCGCTGCAGATGATATTGCAAGCGGAGAGGAGATGCCTGTAGAGGAAGGAACTAATGTAACCCTCCCTAACAGAAGAAAAAAAAGCAAGAGCCATTCAATGCAGCAGAAGGATTATCCAAAGGTTGCACATCATGATTCACAGAACGGAGACTATAAGGCTCTTGAGGAAATGGTGAAGAAACTTCAGAAGGAAAACAAGGAAATGAAGGCTATGATTCCTCAGATTAAGAAAGCGATGAATGAAAGTGTTCTTGTTAACTACAAACTTGGACGAATCGTTAAACTTATTTCTGAGAACGCAACAACAAGAAAAGAAAAGATTGATATCATCAATCGTTTCAATGAAAATGCTAAATCAATCAGCGAAACAAAGAGCCTCTACGAATCAATCAAGAGAGAACTTAACGCTTCAGCAAATTCAAAGAAACCTGTTCTTGAAAACAACGGAATCAAGGCTGAAAAACCACAGGTCGTTGAAACAACAGTATATCAGTCGAACGACCTTAAGGAAATGCTTGACTTCATGAAGAGAATGGAGAAATGCTAATCCTTAAAAAACAAATAAATAAGAATAAACAACATTAGAACATAATTATGGCTAACGAATTTTTAAGAAGTGGTCAGTTCGAAAGCATTGAACTGAACGAACAGAAGAAAGTTAGAGGAATGATTAACGAGCGTTGGGACAAGCTCGGACTTACTGCAGGTCTCGACGGATATATCAAAGATAATATCGCAGCCCTCTACGAGAATGAGGTTAAATACCTCCTTAATGAAGCAACTGCTTCTGACAACAGCGGCTCATTCGAGACTGTTGTATTCCCTATCATCCGCCGTGTATTCAGCAAGCTCCTTGCTAACGACCTCGTGTCAGTACAGGCAATGAACCTTCCTATCGGAAAACTTTTCTTCATCCTCCCTGTAACTTCAGAGCGTCAGTGGAGCGCAGAGGAAATGGCTGATGGTGTAACAGGTTCACACTACGGACTTATGGGTTATGAAAGAACTGACCGTAAGGATGGTTCACAGCACAACCGCTTCTATCTTCCTGATGAGGCTGTTAACGGTGTTGACAGAACTAACCCTGAGGTAACTCAGTACATGGAGAAGTCTCTTTATGACCTTTTCTACAACGATTTCCTTTATGATAACTCTAAGGGTAAAATCACTATCAAGGTTTCTGATAAGGTAACTCCTAAGAAATGGGATAAGGGTGTCCTCGCTGATGCTGCTGAAGATTTCTCAGATGTTCCTGTATTCGGTCTTGACGGTACTGTACGTAACGTAATCCTTGAGGTAGGTGGTTTCGCATCTTACAACGCAGGTAAACTTACAGGTCCTGACGGAAACGAAATGGATACTGAGGCATTCCTCGCATCTCTTAAGGTTATCGCTCCTGCTATCGACGGTGGTGAGAACGCTTCTTCTTTCGCAGAAGGTGAGTCTCTTCAGTTCCGCGTTGTAACTCAGAAGTATGGTAAGGGCATCGTAGAGTATGGCAACCCTTGCTCTGCAGAAGGTAAGATTCTCCTTGAGGTTGACCTTTCTAAGCCAGTTATCAAGCAGCAGGCAACTGTTGACGGTTATGTAGGTGTTCCTGCAGCAGCTCTCGCAGGTAAGAAGTTCCAGGTTGCTTGGGCTCAGTACGATTCACTCGAACTTGAGACTGAGATTGGTGAGGTTTCTTTCAAACTCGATTCAGTAACTGTATCAGTTGAGGAACGCAAACTTCGTGCTACTTGGTCTCCTGAACTCGCACAGGACGTTGCAGCATTCCATAACATCGACGCTGAGGCTGAGCTTACCGCTATCCTCTCAGAGCAGATTGCAGCAGAGATTGACCGTGAGATTCTCCGTGACCTCCGTAAACTCGCTCCATGGCAGGCTCGTTTCGATGTAAACGGTTGGAGACGTATGGCAGGTTATTCAACTAACTATACTCAGAAAGACTGGAATCAGGAACTTATCACTAAGGTAAATCAGATTTCTGCTCAGATTCAGAAGTCAACTCTCCGTGGTGGTGCTAACTGGCTCGTAGTTTCTTCAGAGATTAATGCTCTCCTTAACAACCTTGAGTATTTCCACGTAACTGACGCTTCAGCTGAGTCTGATACTTATAACATGGGTATCGAGCGCGTTGGTTCACTTCAGGGACGTTATCAGGTATATGTTGACCCATATGCTCCATCTTATTCACTTATCATGGGACACAAGGGTAAGTCACTCCTTGACACAGGATACATCTATGCACCATACGTGCCAATGCAGTTGACTCCAACAATGTATAATCCTTTCAACTTTGCACCTGTTAAGGGAATCATGACGAGGTACGCAAAGAAATGTGTTAACAACAAATTTTATGGAGGCATAAAGGTCGATGGCCTTGTAACATGGAACATTAACGAACTTCGCTAATCTAACTTGCTGAAAAGCAACTACTTATATAAAGGCTGTGAAATTAATCACAGCCTTTATTTTTGTATATTTTAATCCATTTAATTTTGTTTTTAATTGACGTTTTAGTGAACATTTCGTGTTATTTACCGATTTTTTGTTGTTTTAGTGAATAATTATTTGTATATTTACAAAAATAATAAATAAAAAATGTTTTTATGAGAGAATTTACCAATGAAGAAATAACTTCAATAATTGAAGATTATTCTAACAAAATTAGCACTGTTAAAATTTCTAAAAAGTTTAGAACATCACCACAAAAAATAAAAAACATATTAATGGATAACGGAATTGACATTCATGACCCATCTAAAACCGTAGGATTCACCCGTAAACCAAATAACTATTGGGAGAATAGGGATAATATATCCGAGGCTATGAAAAAATGTAAAACAAGAAGAGAGTTTTCACAAAAATATAGTCGTGCTTATTCTATTGCAAGAGAGAAAGGATGGTATGAAGAAATGGCAAATCTTTATTTTAATAAAGAGGATTCATTTAACAATTATACTGCCAAAATTCATATGGTTTATGCTTATGAATTTAAAGAATTAAACCATGTTTATGTGGGGAGAACATTGGATTTGAAGAGGAGACACCGTGAACATAGTAAAGATGAGAAAGATGGCGTTTTTAAATTTGCAAAAGATAATGGATGTAATATACCAAATGTTAGAATATTAGAAAAAGATTTAACAGCAGAAGAAAGTCAAATACAAGAAAATTTTTGGATTGAAGATTATTTAAGGCATAAATGGTTAATAATTAATAAATCATCAACAGGTATTAATAAAAGTTCATTGGGCGGTTCATTTAGAAAATGGAATTACGAAAAATGTAAGATAGCAGCCTCCAAATGCACAAGTAAAGAAGATTTTAAAAATAAATTTGTTGGCGCATATAATATTTCACGAAAATATGGGTGGATTTATGATTTTTTCGATTTTAACTTAAAAAAAGAAAACGGTTGTTTTAATACATTTGAACAATGTATTAATGAAATCAAAAAATATAAAACTCTTGGGGGAATCAGAAAAAATTATCCATTTTTATATCATAAAATATGTAAAAACAAATGGAATGATAAAGTTAGAGATATTTTGGGATATACCCCTAAACAGGTTTCAAAAAAAGTATATAAATTAAAAGATAAAGCAATAAAGGAAGAATATAAATTGTTGGATGTAAATACAAAAAATCTAAGTAATAAAGAACTCATTTTTTATTATATGATATATGCCCCATCAGTCAATATTTACCCTAAAATTTTGAATATAAGCAAATATGGGGAAAAAACTATTTTTGTGATAGAAGATAAAAAAATCGCATTCGTTGTTATTGGTGTTAATAACTATAGAAACAAAAAAATAAATATTGAAAATACATACGGATATTCAGTACATGTTATATATGATTGTGAAATAAACCCCATGGATTTCAAATTAGAAAATAAAATTGATTCCATTTTAAACATTAGGCGAGAACTTGGATGTATTACTTTAAATGCAAGAGATTGTAAAGTTGGAGAAATTTGTTCTCAATGCGCCAACGAATTTTTAAATACTAATCATATACAAGGTGAATGTAGTTCCACAATTTATTTGGGTGCAACATATGATAACATTTTAGTTGGCGTCATGACTTTTAAGAATGGTTCTTTAACTAATAAAGGATGGGAGTTAAATAGATTTGCAACAGATTTCCATTTTATAGTGAGAGGCTTGGGTAGTAAGATGTTTAAATATTTCATAAACCACTATAATGTTGATAGTGTAATATCATTTGCTGATAGAAGGTGGACATCTTCATTAAATAATGTTTACACCAAAATGGGGTTTGAATTCTGTCATATTACACCACCTTCATATAAATATCTATCCGTAGATACATCTGACTCCAAATTGTATAATAAATTTGGGTTTAGGAAACAAACGTTACTTAGAAAACATCCCGGCTTTCTAACCCCTGAAATGACAGAAACGGAAATGGCTAAGAAACTTGGTTACGATAAAATATGGGATTGCGGACTCATAAAGTATATATGGAAAAAACCTGAGGAATAAACCTCAGGTTTTCATTTTTTTTACATTATACACGAAATCGTGAACAGAGTGAGCGTTTTGCTGATATGTTCTGTAAGTCCATCTGCATTGTATCCTATGCTGATGTAAAGGTAGTTAAACAGAGCATTGCTGCTTAATTACCATCGTTTGGAATCAATTTGCTTCATAAAATTTGAAAGGAATTGTCTGTATTTTAGGGACACATCACCAAGATTATCAAGTTGCTCTTGAGGGATAACATCCAAATAGTCGTTTATTAAATAACGTGTAATTCTATTAATTTCAGTTAATTCATTCTGTACACCAGTATTCCCCCATGGCATATACTCTTCACTTTCTTTCAATACTTTCTTTACTGATTCAGAAATAACTTTTTTCAAGTCAGATTCTGTTAATCTTATTGTGTTTTTCTTCATATTTCACTATTTTCATATTTTTTATTGATGTCTTTCATTAAAATCTTGTTCGTCAGGAGTAAGATGCCTTTTCTTATAAGTATCCAAATCCCAATATCTATAATTATCTAATGCATAATCTAATTTTTTCTCAATATCATCTGCAACTTCATCATGTGACCTACCCCCAAATGTTGAATTAAATTTGTCTTTCTCATGACCTTTCAAAGAAACCAACTGTTTCTTTTTTCTTTGAACATAAGTTTGCACTTCAGAAAAAAGATTTTTTATTTTTTGCGCAAGAATTGGACCTTGCGTGTTTTCAGGTTGTTCATCATCTTTATACCAATGTTCATATGCTTCACCTTTCAATGCCTGTTGCATTTTATTACATGCTTCTTCAAAATCGTACATGGCACCATCAAGCATATCAACTCTGTTATCAGATTTCTTTACGGCATCTTCTGCAGTTCCCCAAGAGATTTCGTTTAAAATCCTTTTTGTTGATTCGACCAATATGTAATTAAATTCTTTCTCAGCCAGTTTCATAATTAAAACCCAATTATCTCCCTATAAATAGTTTAATGAAACTAAATGTGTTTTTCTTCTATATTGGATATTTATAGTAAATGGTTTATTGCATGAAAATTACTGAAAATCAACTCTATGAAATGTTCTCAAAGAGTGTTAACAAGATTTTGATGGAAGGGCCTTCACAACAGAATGGCCCGGATGTCGACGGAACATTTAATCAGGAGTATGTTGATAAGAATATAAAGAAACGTGGGCTTGTTGACCCGAGTCAAAATGGTAAAGCCAAGATTGATGGAAAATATGCAGCGGTAAAAGGAGGGAAAACGGCTTTAGGCGCTGCTGGTATGAGGGTTGGCACAGTTCTTGGTGCTGCGGCAATGGGTGCAATTGCGGGAGTTGGTGGTGCAACACTTGCTCTTGGAAACATTCTTAACATCGCAGGCCTTGGTATTCTTGTGGGTAACTATGTTTCTAACATAAATGCACTGAATAAGGTTTCAAAACTTGAATTCCCCAAGAACCCACAAAGCGCAATGAAATATGCAAGATATGCTGCTGCCGAGAGGGTTAATGCTCAACAGATTTGTCTTAACATTCAGCAGAATCTCAAAAATGCAATGAATGCGTGGAATCTTGTTTATACAGGAGAAACTTATGATTGGCAGACGCTTCTTAATACCATTAACAACCAAGGAGGACAGACAAAAGCACGTTTTAAGGACCGTGGTCAAACACAACAAATTGATGTTGATTTTGATAAAAATCTCACTGACAAAAATGCGGGACAGAACGAAAGCATTTATCATGGCGATTTGTTAGAAGCCACAGATTACGATAAAACAATAAAAAGCGTTGCTGAATTCAAGACCGATTTTCAGCAGGATAAAGCGGGGGGCGAACAGGTTCTTGTTGGACTTGGTGAAGCATATGTTAAATCATATGGAGTGTGGATGCAGTGGACACGTTATATTAACGTTCTTGTTCATAAATTTCAGAAATATGGAGTTACTTGGGAACGTGTAATTCATTCAAACAATGAGTTTGGTGTTAAAAACACATTGATTACATTTGCCAATGAATTGTTTGGTACTAAGATACCACTTCAGGGGCTTGATGGTAAGGAGGAATATCAGGGTAAATCTCAAACGAAAGAAATCATACTTCGCCTTGTTGCCAACAATTGGGGAACCGGTGCGAAATATGGACGTTACAAAGGAACATCATATACATTACTTCAGCAAGAAAAAACAAACAATTTCTTCGCACTTGAACCACTTGACTACACAACAATGCAGAGTAACGGAAGTTGGGTTGGGGGACGTTTGTATTCAAACCCACTTGGAAACGGTATGGTGGAGGTTATTAGAGTCAACAATGGACAAAATGCCCAAAACACTAATTTGGGACAATGCCCTGATTTTGATAATTTAAGCAAGGGACAGGGAATCACCTTCAATTATGCACCAAACATGGTTTCAAATACTACACAGGACCCTAATGGTAAAAACGTATATATATTGAAACCTAACGCCGCATTTAGTATGATTGTATTTGATGATTAAAAAACAATAATTACGTATGATAGAAAAATGGTATAGGGGACATGAAGGTTCAAGGCATGCACTTGACAATTTTGGGATAATATGGTTATCAGCCGACCCTGAATATGCTCAGTTATACGCCGATGAATATCCTGATGGAATTGTGTCAACAGTGTGGGTTGATATGGATAAACTTAATTATTTCGATAATTATTATGATAATAATTTTGATGTGTATGACCCCGACATGAGATTGGTTAGGGAATATATGGAAGAGGGTGGAAATTGTTATACCTTTCCCGTGGGAGATGGAATAGATGTTCTTGCATTAGTTTCAACAGAACCGGTAATAAAAGTAGAAAGAAAAATAGTTGAAAATATGAAACTTAATTACAATGATATTAGATATATCATGCACGAAGCAACAAAAAGAATTCTTTCAGAACGTTATAATCACATGAAAGAGGAAGATTTCAGTATCGATATATTTGAACTTGAAATTGACCCATCATTTGAAGAGGAACTTGATGACTATTCACGAATGGAAGGTGGTATGAATGAAGTTCATGTAATATGTACATTTAATTGTTTTGAAGGCCAAGAGGGTTCTTATGAACAGGAACCAATATCCCCATATTGCAATCTTGAAGATGTACAGCCGGGAAATAATGAAGGCCTTATGCAAAACATGTCTCCTGAATTGTTCGCAGCCGTAATTAACTCAGCTCTTGACTATGTTTGGAAGCATCAGCAAGAGTTTGAAGAGGATTTCATTACTGAGTGCGAACCGGACCCTATGGATTTCTTCGATGAGGATGAATATCGTTATAAAAAATTAGGATATTAATATTATGACAAGGGTAACTGATGATGTAAAATCATTATTTAAGAGAGTTCGAACACTTCTTGGTGCACCAATTAGAATGGTCGAAATAAGTGATGAAGAATTTTGTAATCTTCTTGATATTTGTATTGAAGATTATGCTTCAAAAGTTCAAAACTTTCTCATTGACACACAGTGGCAGTCTCTTTATGGGAAGAAAATTGATGCTACTGACTTTGCTCATGCCCTTTCAACAAGAACTTTTGATTATACCAAGGATTATTCATATTGGTTCTCCAAGGAAGTTGGATTACAACAGGAGGGACCTTGGGAATTGAAAAAAGATTTCTTTGAAATAGAGAAGGGTAAACAAGTTTATGTTGTTCCTTCAGGAAGAACCATCAATAAGGTTATGTGGGTTAATCCACCTGTATCGCAAGCAGCGTTGTTTGCTAACTATGGTGGTATTGATATTGGATTTGGTGGTGGTTTTGCACAACTTGGTGGTGGGGCTTATGGCCCTGTTGGGGGATTTTACACAGCGCCTGCAGCCGATGTTGCTTATCTTGCGACTGATATCCAATATAAGAACCGTCTTTTAAGGGGGGACCTCGTTTATAAAGTGACTGCAGGCCCTAACGGTACTCACCTTATTCATCTTATGTCAACGCCCGGTTCAAAACTTTCTTTTGGTTTCATGGGTGGTGTAAATGGTGGCATAGGACTTGTTGGATGTGAGGTTTGGTATACATATTATGATACAGTAACAAAAGAGGAAGAGGACCAATGTCGTCTCGATAATATCAATAATGTTGTATTGACGCCTGACCAAGTTCCATTGAATAAAATGGATTGGAATTATCTTAATGATGCAACAAAAACAATTATCAGACAACTTCTTGTTGCAAAAGCGAAAGAAACATTAGGTATCATACGAGGTACATTTAGTGGTAAAATCCATCTTCCACAGGCTGAAGCGCAAATGGATTATCAGATGTTGATAAATCAAGGACAAAGAGAGTATGAACAAGTAATGCAGACTCTTGAAAAACGCCTTGAAAAACTTACACCCGAATCAATAGCCGAGCGTGAAGCCAATATTGTTAAGAATACATTAGAGAGACAAAAGGGTACACCTTTGGGAATATATCTGTTTTAAATGATGGAGGGGGTGAACATATGGCCTCCTCTAAATCTTTATAATCAAAAGATTATACCCTATATTATTTTAGAAATATTTTGAATGATGGCTAATAAGAATAGAAACATATTTTCGGGCTTGAATGACGTTCTTTTTGGTAGTTCCATACCAAAAGAATTTAAGAAAACGACAACATATAATATCGGTAATTCAAACCCAGTTCTTTATTCAACCAATAGTAGAGAGGATTATGAACAGAAGAAACTTCAATTGAGGCAACAAAAACTCCTTTCCTATCAATGGGTGAAATCAGGCGTGGATAACATGCAGGATTCCCTTGCAGGTCTCACAAGTGTAAAACTTATGTACAGGGATGCTGACCTTATGTGCTCAGATACATATATTTCAAGTGCATTGGAGATTGTATCGGATGAGGCTTGCTGTATCAATTCCAAAGGAAAGATGCTTAATATCTATTCAAAATCAGAAAGAATAAAAGCAGTTCTTGAGGATTTGTTTGTTAACAGATTGGATGTTAATACAATACTTCCTGCAATATGTTATAACATGTTGAAATACGGTAACGAATATATGCTCTTTAACCTTAATATTGAAGAGGGTATTACAGGATGGAGAGAGATACCACCATATGATATGGAACGTTATGAAAACGGTATGGATAGTCCTTATGTTGCACCCGCCAATTTGGTTCATGGTAATGGTTTAAAACCAGAAGAAACTAAATTTGTGCGTGTAGGTAAGAATGAAAGTCTTCCTTATAGGAGTTGGCAAATCGCCCATTTCCGTTATTTAACCGACACATTTTTCCTCCCTTATGGAGTTTCTTATATACATAAGGCACGTAGGGCTTGGAGAATGTTGTCAATGATGGAAGACTCAATGTTGATATATCGTCTCGACAAAAGTGTTGAAAGAAGGGTATTCAAAATATATGTGGGCGCAATTGATGAACAGGATGTTCCTGCTTATGTACAGGATGTTGCTAACAATTTCAAACGCACACCGCTTATTGACCCCGCAACAGGACAACTCGACCTTAAAAAGGGGTATGCTGATGTGACTTCAGATTATTTCATCCCTGTCCGTTCTGAGAACGCCCCTAACCCAATTGAAACTCTTCCAAGTGCACAGAACAACACACAGATGGATGATATTGAATATATGAAGAATAAGGTTCTTGCAGCACTTCGATTGCCTAAAACTTTCTTGAATTTCCAAGAAGCACAAGGAAAGGGGCAAAATCTTTCTATCATGGATATTCGTTTCTGTAGAATGGTTAATAGGGTACAGCAATTCCTTATTATGGAGTTGAATAAGATTGCCATTACCCATCTATATCTTCTTGGTTTTGAAGATGACCTTACCAATTTCTCAATTACAATGAATAACCCATCGCCTCAGATAGAAGCACAGGAACTTGAAGATATTACTAAGAGGGCGACTGTGGCACAACAACTTCTTTCAGACCCAGGTAATGGAATCCAAATGTGGAGTCTTCATAGAGTTCTTAAAGAAATCATGAAGATGACAGATAAGGAAATTGCCGACAACCTTAATGAGATACGTCTTGAAAAGGCTCTTGCTGCGGAACTTATGAAGACAGAACAGATTATTAAGAGAACAGGCCTCTTCGACCCTATTGATAATATCTATGGCGAAATTGATGCTGAATATCAGGAAGGTAACCCTCAGGAAGGTGGTGGCATGGGTGCCGGTGGAGCCATGGGAGGCGGTGGATTCGGTGCAGGCCTTGGTGGTGGAATGGATGACATTGGAAGCGATGTTGACAGTCTCGGTGCCCCGGGAGCCGATACAAGTGGCGATATAGGCGGCGAAACAGGGACAGTTGATATGGGGGGAGCCGCTGCCGCTGATGCAGGAAATGCCACAATGGAAAACACAACAAAAAACAAGAATCTAATTCTCGAAAACATTTTTATGGGAAAGCATGATATCAAGAAATCGGTAATTAATGAATATATTAACCGCCTTAAAGAAAATGATATTGATGAAAACGAAAAGATGAACACCCGTGTTGATTTTGTCAGTGAAAATCTTATTCTAAATGAAACAACCCAATCACTTTTAGATGGGCTTTCCAAAAGATTGAATGAGATTGATAAGGAAGGTGATAATGTTCTTTAACAGACTATTTATTGTAAATTAAAAACGAAATTCATTATGAAAAAAAACATATTATACGAATCAGTATCTAATGTCAACGACCTCGATACCCTTAATGAAATGAAAAACAAATTCATCTCTCTTTGCGAAAAGAGAGAAAAAGAGTTAAATGTTATTGCAGAGGCTGAAAATCTTAATACAAACTCATTTCTTTTTATTAAAGAAAGTTTTGCGAGTCTTTGCCCATCACTTATTAAAACAAAAAAAGGGGCTGCACTTATTAAAAAATATGTCAAGGAACATAAAGAAAATAAAGACCTTCGGAAAATGTTCAACATTTATGAGAATATCACATCAATTGATAACACCATCAATGTTGAAACATTCGTGAATGAAATGAAAACAATGGTGGGAGACCTTGATTTTGACTCTTTAAATGAGGGTATTTCACGTTTAAATACAATTTTGAAGCAAGGATACATTGAAGTTGGAGAAGAGGCTAAAAACGCCGTTTCTGCACATAATAACAGGGTATTGGATGAATCAGTAAACTATGTCTTCGGAAATACCAAGAAACTCGACAACATGGCCCGTTATAATCTATGTGTTAATGAGATTAAAAAATTTGTTGCTGAAAACAAGATAAATCCTCTTTCATTCAAGAGCAATACCAATTTAGATAATCTTGTTGAAGAATTTAACAATCGTTTTTCCGCAGATATAATTGGAGAGAAGAATTTTGCTCTCATTAAGGAAATTCATGAATGTGAGAATAAAAACGAGATTTTTGAAAAGTATAAGAACGAGTGTATTAACAAAATTAACGAAGCAATTAATGCTAACATCAGTCAGGAAACATGTAATCAACTCGTTGAATTCAGAACTCGCCTAACAAAAAAAGAATACAACCCTGAAACTTTGGGAATGGATATCACAAATTTCATTGAACTTGGAGAAACTGTTTCAGAATAAAGAAAAGCCTGAGAAAATCTCAGGCTTTTTTATTTTATATAAATTTTTAAATCTTCTGATATCGGAACGATAAGTTTTCCTTGCGGAAAATCCACACCTTCCTCAGTAAGATTTCCGTGGAAATCTATCGTAAACTGCCCCTTATATACCCCGCTTTCCTTTGTATCACGTTCTCTCCAACGATATTCAATTACATATTTTTCTTCACATCCATCTGTTTTTGCGAGAATAACATTACAAGGCGCTTTAGATATTTTCAATACATCAGTATCTACATTCCACATTGAAAATGTTATTGTAGCATCCTGTAATGATTTATTAATGATATCCGATTTAAGGAAATCAGTTCTTCCATCATTTATTAATTCAATTCTGAGGTACGGAGCGGTAGCCCCCTTTATAATAAAAAATTCTTGATTCATGCCAATATATTTTCCTTATAAATAGTTTTCTTCTCAGGTTTATTGATTGCAAAGCCACTGTAATTGATTGTCTTCTTAAATTCTTTGAATAATTTTGGTGACAGTGAAATTGTTTCATCAAGAAGTTCTGAAGCGGTAGCACCTTTTGTTTGCTTTAAATGACATTGAACCGATAGATAAGATTTCTTACCAATTTTCATTCGTTCATAAGGTATTTCAACAGAACAGATATAATTCTTTTCAAAAATAGGATTTTGATTAATGAAATTTTTTATATTATCATTAATTGATTTTTCCATGAAATCAGTATCCTCTTTATATTCATCTTTCTGCTGAAACGGAGTAACAAATACCCCGGTTTCAATATACACACTTGTGGGTTTTTCCCTATTAAGCATACCTATTTTAATTTTGAATCCGTCATCTTCAAATTTCTTTTCAATACCCAAACGTTTAGCCATCTTAAAAATATATTTCCCTATTAATATAGGGAAATATATTCAAAAAGTCAAGAGGTAATAATGGAAAATTTAAAAAAAATGAAGGGAGGTCTTCTTCATGAAGAGCCTCCCCAGTCTTAATACGTAAGTATTTGACCTCAGCCAATCTGAGATTTAACTATGTTGTTAGTGTGCGTAAGTATTTTCGTATATACGAAGCCTACTCACCAAAATAGTTCAGAATTGTGTTGATAATCGGATTTCTAACCACATCTTCTTCCCCGAATTCAACGATTCCCATTCTATCATCAGGGTATTCTTTAACTTTTTCAATTATATAATTGAGTCCTGATGTTTCCTTTTTAAGTTTTGGGTGGTCAATTTGGTCTGTATCACCCATTATAATAAATTTTGCATTATATGATATTCTTGTCAACAAGGTTTTCATCCCCCGTATTGTTAGATTTTGCATTTCATCGCCCAAAACAATACAGTTTTTGAGATTTACGCCTCTTAAAAAAGATATTGGCATGTATTCTATATAACCTTGTTCAAATAACTTTTCTCTACTTCCTTTCCCAATTAACTCATCTATAACAATTTGAAAACTCATCATACTTGGATAGAGTTTCTCATTCACAGTTCCCGGTAACAAACCCAAAGGTTCTTCACTCTGTATTGAACTTGTTACAAGATATATTTTTTCAAATTCTTCTTTTTCTTTTAAAAGTTCCAAGGCCTTGCAAACAGCGACGTAAGTTTTCCCACAGCCCGCTTTACCTTTCACAAACACCATTTCAACATTATCATTATCAATGAGGTTTGCATAGTCCTTCTGTTTCTTGTTCTTGCACTTTAATCTCACCTTATAGGGGAGTTTCTTTTGAGGGATGTAGAGTTCTTCCTCGTTTGGTAACACCACCTCAGTCTTCTTTTTCTTTCCCATTAAAAATTGGTTTCTGTCAATTATTTTGTTTATTCCGGAATAATTGCTTCTGATAATAAATATCATATATTGATTGAATATTTTGTCATGGAAGATATCAAAAACAAAGAAAAAAGTTCCTATTTTACCTAACTATTTATATATAAATTACTTGATTGGTTATGATAAAACACACTTTTTTAGATAAATGTTGTACCATTGTCATGGGTTCTGATTTGAACACAGGATTGAACCCTGTTGCTGAATTGAATTGTGGTAATGGCGTGTCGAGGGCGTTAATTCATTTTGATATTGAAGGGCTTAAAAAAATGGAAAAAGAGAAACGTTTTCCAAATAGAAACAGCCTTAAACACATATTACACCTTACCAATTGTGGTTCTGTAAATAATGATGTTCATAATCAAACCCTCACCTCATCAGGATGTATATCTAAAGAAAGAGCAACTTCATTCGATGTTATTTTATTTAAAGTTCCAATGGAATGGGATAATGGTAAAGGCGTTGATTTTAAAACTGATTTTTGGATAACTGACAATCATAAATATTCAACATCCGGTTGTAATTGGTTTCAACCTAAAAACGGCTATTTGTGGGAAGAAGAAGGAATATATACCTCTCATAACCTTTCACTTGAATATGATAAGTTTTCAGCAGGTGAGGATAGTCTGATTATATCCAGACAACATTTTGATATTGGTAATGAAAATTTTACTTTCGATATTACTGATTATGTAAATGACCTTATTGATGAAAAAGAAGAAAATTACGGTCTCTGTCTTGCTTTTTCACCATTAGCGGAAATGAGTGAAACTGAGAAAACACAATATATTGGTTTCTTTGGGCCTTATACCAATACTTTTTTCCACCCATACCTTGAAACAACATATTACGAACCGATAAAAGACAATAGGAATAACTTCCATATTGGTGCTTTAAATCGTCTTTATTTCTATTGCGATGGTTTCAATTTGGATGAAATGCCAGTGTGCAAAATTGAGGGACTTAATGAGGCAATCAAGGTATATCAACAAACAACAGGGGTGTATTACGCTGAACTTGTAATACCGATGGAATATGTTGAAGAAAATACAATTATGTACGACATATGGGATAATATCATCATAGAAGGAAAACTCCAACCATCATTTGAAAATGAATTCGTTGTTTTAGGCCCTAAAAAATTGTTCGGACACAGGGGTAACAATGAAGGTACATACATACCTTATACAACAGGTATTAACGATGATGAAAAATTGGCAATAGGAGAAACGAGGGAGGTTGAAATTACGTTCCGTAAAAAGTATTCAACCAATGAATATAAAGTATTTGATGATTCAGAATATCGTTTATACTGTATGGATGGCAGCAAAGAACTCATTGTTTTTGACTGGCAGCCGATAGACTCATACCCTTCATCCAATAGTTTCATGTTAGACACGAATAACTTGATACCAAATAGGTATATTGTTGACATCAGAAAAGGAAACGATTATTTCAAGGATGTACTACGTTTTGAAGTGGTAAGCAACGTCAATAACAAATACATTTAAAAATAAATCATATGAGACTTACCCAAAATGATATAAGATATATAATTAACGAATCATCGAAAAGAATCCTTAATGAAATTAGCATTAAGGATTCCTATTTGCGTTTCTATCAAGATATAAAACAAACTGTTTTCAATTTAATTGTTGGAAAACTTAATGGAGGTACTTTAAACTATAATAACAATGCTGTTTTATTACCCGAAACAAAATGGGCTTTGCAGATATATAGAAAAAGTGGAGATATTGAAAAAGAAAGATTCCTTGAAGATATATACAAATTAAAAAATTCCGATGGGACAGGTTATCTTGACATATTCATTCGTTTAAAAAACAGAAGAATGATATCAGGACCTGATGCAGACCTTAACAAATATAAAACAATCGGCGAACTTGGAAGATTTGTTAATTCTTTTGATTTAGATACTGTAATGGATAGGACTAAGGGTGAGATGTCAAATGCCGTTAATTCAGCAGCAAACGATATTGAAATCCCCTATGAGGATGAGGTTTGGAAAGTTGTTATTCCAAAAACATATGAGGCGTCATGCTATTGGGGAAAGGGTAGTGAATGGTGCACCGCAACAAGAGAAACTGATAAATATTACCGTACATATTCAAGCCAAGGCCCGCTTTATATAAACATTAATAAAACAAATTCAGCCGAAAAATATCAGTTTCATTTCGAATCAAAACAATTCATGGATATAGACGATGTTGAAATTGATACCCCTATTTTTACTACTATAGGCGCTACCGAGGGTCTTATTAACTTTTACTCCAAAATACGTTCTGCAGATGATATAATGAATATGAAATATGAGCCACTTGGTGATGGGTGTTGGTTAATAGAAAAGAAGGGGAAATATAATATAATTAATAAAGAGCAATATCCGTTGTGCGATTTATGGTTTGATGATATGGGCTACTTCTATGGTGGATACATGAAAATTCGTATCGGCGCAGCGATAAACTATATTAATACCCAAGGAGATATATTAAGTGAAGAATGGTTTGATACCTGCACCAATTTTTCAAGGGGATGGGCAGGAGTCGGTAAGAAAATAGGAAATCGGACATTGTGGAATGTACTGTTTGATGATGGAACAATCGGTTGTGACTTCATGTGGTTTGATAACATTATAGGAATGAATCATTTATTGGGAAAATGTGAAAAAGATGGTATATTTCTTAATTTATATAAAGACAAACGACTTGTTGGTGCGAATAAAAACCATATAATAGCAATCAATTCTCTTGAGGAATTTTACACATATCGTAAATATATTTTTAAGGAGTATGTTAGAATGCGTAAAGAGGCTGAGGAAATGATGATGAACAGAAATTTCCAAAATCTCGAATTTAAAGAAGTGTATACTACGGAGTACATACGTAGGTCTTTGGGAATCGCCCCTGACTACCATATTAAACAAAACGATTTAGAAAAATAAAGGTTGGCCATTGGCCAACCTTTGAATTTAAAATGGAAGTTCATCACCATTTAAACGCATTTTCTCATTTTCTTCCTTTATTTGTTTTAATATTTTTATCCTCCAATCAATAATATCATTTAATTTGGATAAAAATATTTCATAATCCATCTTTAATTCTTCAGCCATTGTCTGCATTAATAGTCTGAAATTGAAAGTTGTATGTTTTTCAAAAAGAACATCAAACTTATACGCAAAACTGTGTTCATAGAACATTTTTTCCTCCACAATTAGACGAGTTTCTTCATTATCATCAACACATTTTTTAAGTTTTTCATCATCAGATAATACGTTTGTCAGCATATAGCCTGCGAAATAATAATCAGCCCACGCTGTTTTTTCTTCTTTAGTAAGTTTTTCATTGCCCATAACACGATAGAAAATCTGTTCATCGAAATGAGTATCATCAAATGCCATGATACCGTAAGTTTTCCACAAGTATGCAAGGAGAACCGTGAAATCTGAGCCACAGTATCGCGCAATTGTCAAATAATCATCATCTTCAGTTGAATATAAAGTCAGTTGGCTATCACCGTATGCGATATACGGAAGAATTTCCCCTGATTCATTTTTTGGGGTTATAACCAAATTTTCATCATTTTTTAATTCACCAAGTGTTCTAACACGGTGAAAATATACATCAATTCCCATATTTTTTTAAAAAAATATGGGAATTGAAACAAAATGTAAAGAATTAGTTTATTCTCACGTTCTTACTTAGAATTTCATTAAGGTCGTAATTGAAGAAACTTTCATTTCCTGATGGGAGAATTGTTGGCATTCCCGGATATGGGTGAGCGTGTTCTTTAAACATCCTAAGGAAATATCTTAAAAACTCAACAAGCGTATCACCATATGGGAGGACATGTGCTTTTTTCATAATATTCTCCATTTCCTCATCACTTATGAGTTCTTCATTATCCACAGTATTGAAATATGTTTTACCCTCATTTGATATAAGATTAATTTGGTCCGCCACAAGAGTCGCAGTACTATTATATTTGTGGTCAAACCCGGTGAGGTCATTTTTAACGGTTTTAGGAGTCTCACTGTATTTCATTTTCAAATAAGCAGGAGAGATGCGATTAAAACTCTGCCCTATTAAAGAGTTTGCATCTTCGATTCTTGCACCGCAACGAATTCTGATATCATCCTCTTTCATGATAATATCGCACCCTTTACGACCATAAAAGCCTATATCTTCAGTATCACAAAAAGCCCCTTTTGAATCAGGTATTCTATCATGAGCAACTTCGGGTTTAATAAATGTGTCGGGATACATTGAAAGAGCCCCTTCTGAATACCCATCATAATTCATCATCTGAGGTTGCGATATAATTGGCCCAATATAATATCTATTGGTATTGCCATCATTGACGCCTGTTAGGAGAACCAATACAGCCTCCCCAACTTTAGGTATCACATGAAATATTTTTGGAAGAAGAGGATAAGCATATGGTATCTCAGCAATTGTTTTTCTATCATCCTCAGGATATAAACGAACTTTAATTCTATCCCCCTTCTGTTCATCAGATACTGAGATTACTTCACATATCTTAATTATAATATTACCATTAATCATCGCATAATTCCATTTCCCGATACCGGCATTATATTATTCGAAGTTACTATCACAGGGCCTCCTGAATTAGCACCCGTACCTATTGTTGTAATTCCCCCAGGAGGTATTGCAATTTCAACTTTGCCTTCCATTTTAAGAGCATTAACAATTTCATCCGCAACAACATAAAACATTTGGTTCATTAGGTTGGGACTTCCATCAATATTAACCCCAACAGGGGCACCAAAGTCTTGTTGCCTTGTAATGATTCGAGAGGCAATAAGCATTGGTGACAACCCCGGTCTTTTTATTGTTGAACAAATCAACATGATGGCGGGTACAGGAATGAGCGGAATGCTCATTTTATTCATTATAAACGATGAAACGTTTTGTATTATACTTGTGATACTCATATTTAACAATTTGTATTTGAAACAGGAGTCTGTTTTAATTTTTCAAGTTCAGGGTCAATATCAGCATAATTAACTTGGTCAAGACGATTTCCATTACCAATACCGTTGCCACTATAATTAATGTCAAGACGATTATAAGCGCCAATACATGCAATCAACATATCTTCAATAAGTTTACGGTAGGCTTCAAGTTGTTCCATAACAATGCGAAGAGTAAAAATAGTTAAAAGAGGGGTTAGTTTTTCTATGACCCAACTATATAACATTTCAACAATCATATCCTTAATTGATTTTATCACATTTGTAATAATATTCATAAAATATGGAAGGACATCATTAAATGTTACTATCTTTTTACCAAGTTCAAGAGGGTTACCCATTATTTCCGTGTTCAGAAGTATGATGGTCATAACTTTAGGAGTAAACAACGGCCTAATTAAAGGATATACAAGCATCCTAATAAGTTCAAATTGCCAATCATAGTTGAATTTCCATGAATTAGCAACCTTTGGATTTGATGAGCCATCAACAACCGATTTGGTTACACCTGAAAGTACATTTGATATAGTTGTTTTCGTATTCTCAGCCTCAGTACCAGAATCAATAACCCCAATCTGAGACATTAAATCATTTGTAATTTCAGTATTGTAATCAGCGTTCTGACGACGTTTTAAAGCATTTTGAATCATGCTATCATATTCGTCATTAGAAAAGGTAAAATAACAATCATCTATTTCAGTATCTGATGTTTCAATGACTTTCTGAATTATATTATCAATGACTTCATTTAAAACCTCACTATCACGAGTGACAGAGAAGTTAAAAGAAAAATTACCTTGTCCAAATGTATTACCGACAATTTGTGAAAGATAAGTCTTAGCATCATATAATTTGATACTCATCAAAAAGTCATGATTAAACTCAAAAATTGTTTTATTGATTTTCAATATGTCACTAACATTTTCCTTTTTACCTGTAAGTTTCCTTGTTTTATAATAATTGCTTGCCGCTAATCTAAATTGAAATGAATCTGATTTAATGCCATCCCCATCAAGATAACGCACTTCAAGAATTTGGCGTTTTTTATAATTAGCCGTTTCGTTATATGCTGCAAGATAAGCATTGTCAAACGGTACCACACCATTTTCACCTTTATAAAGTGTTACACCCATTGAATTTTTAAAACCATCTTTTTTTGTAAAAAAACTCTCAGGTTTACGTTCATATTTGGTATAAGGACGGGTTTTGTAACGGTTATCCCACATCAGTTTATTGCGTTCACTGAGATTTGCGTAAACACCTTTATTTTTAACAAACCACAAGAAAGCATTAAAGTCATCATGTTTCCATAAATCTTTTGTAGAAAGAGGTATTTCTTTCCACATGTACTTTCTTTCATCAACAACAATATAATCGCCGGCATAATCAGTTGGAACTGTATCTTGTGGTATGGGAGTTACATCTTCAGGTAGTGCACCATCTTCAATTCTTGAATAAGAAAACTCACCCGTATGACAAGACATATAATTTGACCTCGCAACAACAGAATCATCTGTAGGACAATTTCCCAGTACACCAGTAAAGTCAAGAGATGATAATGGTATTGTAACACCTTCGCCACTAAAATTTATTGATTTTGTGGAATCAGATAAAAATTGTGCACCGCCGATTAATCTATCCGGAATTATTGGACTCATTTCACAAGTTAATATACTTGTAAGATTTGCTTCCAAAACCATCTTTACAGTTTCTTCTATCCCTTGTAACCATGTCGAATTAGGGTCTGAAAGTTTATCACTAATTCCCTCGATAATCATTTCATCCAACGGTTTATCCGAGCACATATTAAAAAGTGCTGTAAGCAAATCAAAAGAACAGGTAAACCCACTTTCACTCACACCGAATGAAAATGGGAATTGTTCTACCATTGTCTGTGCTGCAGCAACGGACCCAAAAACTTGGGTTATTGATTTGTTGGAAACCTTGCTTGCCATTAATTGTTGTTGTTCTTCAAATTATATTCTTGAGGCCCATCATTATCCATATCTTTAATCTGTTTCTTAAGGGCCGTAATATCTAATTTTGTTACCTTACCAAGTGAAGGGTCATCCAATGTTTTATCAACATCACCTTTATTTTTAATGATTTCACCCATGAACTTAGCGATATCAAATTTCATTGTAATTGCTTTCGCTTTATCACCCATAAGGTCATGAACCGCCTTGAAATATTTTGTTTTTTCATCCAAAGTAACATCCGAAAGGTTTGTTGAATTGGATAGTTTGCTTAATTCGTTTTGTATCTCATTGAAATGTTTTACAGATTGGTCATAAATTTCTTGCAGAAGCAATTCAAGTTTCTCAATGGAATTAAGTTTAAGTATGTAATTTTTAGCCATAGTTTCCTTTTTACCAATAAATAGTTATAGAGTCAAAACTCCTATTCCAAAACATCATTCTTAATTAATTTATAAAGAACTTTATATTTTTTCATGCTATCACGTATTTCTTTCGTTCCAAGCAATGTTGTTTCTCTAACGAAGGAGAGAAAAGAACTTTTATTAAGTTTATTACTCCCGTTTTCAACAAGAACCTCTTCCCAATTGTCAAGAATATCAGTTAACGCCATACCTACCTTCAGTTCATTCTCATTGAGCCCTTCACGTTGTTCAACAATTTTTTTAATTTCATTGGACATTTCTATTATAATTTTGGGGGCCGCAACTTTAAATGCATTTTGTTCATCAACAAATTTTTCCTCCAACCCAAGGTCTTCAACAAACTCCTCATACGAAAGGTCGCGTACTTTATGCTTATTAAATTGATTATTCTTATATATAAGATAATTTTTACAAACCGTACCACAATATGAATAAGCCTTAGTTCCTTTGTCGGGACTGAAATTATTCAACTTAGTCAGCATGAAAGACATTGTGTCATCAAATGTCTCCTGAAACTCTTCATCAGGAACATAAAGATTATATCGTCTGATAATTGATTCAACCATTTTTGTAAAGGCAGGACGAAGAACAATGTTGAATATTTTTTCTCGTTCATCATCATCATACGTATTAAGATAATCAACAACAGCCTGTTCCTGTTCCTCATAAAAGTACCCCTTACGTTCGTTCTTTGGTTTTCTACCACGTTTTGCCATTTTATATCTAAATGTTTTTTTAATATAAAGACAACATCAAAAACTTCTACACGCAAACGCACGTACTTTCCATCAATCATTCCAATAAAGGAATCTTACCTTTTTAAGATGCTGAAAAAGGGCGTGAAAACACGCCCTTATTATATCTTATTATTCGTTAGGGGTGCCCTCGTATTTCTTCTTACGGTCAGTTTTATAAACATACTCTTCCTGAGCAACATTAAACCAAAAATCAATTTCAGCCTGAGCCATTTGCTGATATTCTGAAGTAAGAGAACCCATTCTATTTACAATATGTTCATAACCAACCTTAGGAATTACATAAACCTTTTTTCCATTGTGCACATAGCGGAGAAGCATTTCATACCAAAAGAAAACCTTGATACTATTCTTCACCCCACCAATTGCCAAGAAATCACTTTTTCTAAAAACACCACCAGAAACAATGAAATTGAAATGGGACTTTAAACTATGCTCATCAATATATCCCAATTCTTCAGAGAAAGCAGAAGCCCACACCGGTTCATTAGCATAAGCAACCGCACCTGCTTCACGCCTATTGAAATCCATTACTTCAATGAGTGGGAGGTACAGAGAAACATTCTCCAAAAAAGGTATATTCCTCTCAACTTCTTCCAACCACAGAGGTGTGAAATTATCATCAAATTCAAGAACTGTGAAATATTCGGTCTTCACATCCTTGACTGCTTTATTGATTTGGAACGGAAGGTCAACGTTCTTTGAATTTGAAAGATAAAGAACCTCACGACCACCAAAATTATACTCCTTAACAACCTTGATGGCAGAATCAGGACCCACGAAAATCAACGCAGCCTCTTCCCTGACATCGGCCTCAAGCACACTATTCAATGATTTATCATACATTTCTTTATGAGCCTCATTGTAGTCAACCAATGGTACAATTATAGTTAAATTTTTCATATATTACTCGTTGTTTTCGTTATTATTTTTCATTCCGCTTAAAAGCTGACGGTATTCATTTGCACGTGTTGCAACAATTGTATCGACAACCCCTTTTTGAATATCAGACTTTTGAATTTCAGGGTCAAAGATATTTTCAAGTTTCTTATAAACCTCTACAAATTCATCCTTAATCTCATTCTTAGTCCAACCCCTAATTACCGATGCCAAAATATCATGGAGGTTTTCGAAATTATCAAACCAAATAATATCGTTGCGGATTTCACCATTTTCAATCATCCAATCAGGGACAACATCAGGAAGTTTTGCAATAAGAATGTTACCTGATTTTAAAGCCTGCAATGCTGTCGTGGCATTCGAGGTATCATCATCAGCCCATACTGCAATAGCACCTTCTCTAAGAACATTAGGATAAAGTTCAGGGGTCATAGGAGAACTCATATCACGGAAAGAAACCCATTTATATGCCGGATATTTCCAATAAAATGGTTTAAGAACCTTATTAAGGTCATTCCTATCTCTTGTGAGAAGATTTACAATAAGTTTCTTAGGTTTATCATCGGTGAAGAAACTCTTTCTTACTGCAGGTCTAATAATATGTGTTCTAAGGCCCGGGAAATAACTCTGAAGTAATGTTCCCACCTGTTGGTTAGGTACTATTGCATCAAAAATACCAAAATCAGACCATGATGCTCCGGCCGGAATAAATTCATAAAGGAATTCAGGGTTATGACAAACAGCAACACGACGACAAGGAAGTTCCTTGGTTTGAATCATGACATTACTATACACCTCAGGTATGAACAAGAAATCAGCTGCAGTTATCGCAACATTAGCAGTTTCAACATTTTCATGAGGAAGAACAGCATATTTTTCCCCAAGCCAATCAAATGGACCAACAAAATCCTGCTCCTGATGAAGCATTACAACATCATATCCATTTTCATGTAAGTTAAAGGCGATGTTATAAATGTATTCAATTCCACCCTGAGGATTACCCTTGGTATCCATTACAAAGAAAAACATCTTAAAATTTTTAGTATCAAGATTAGATATAATTGTTTCTAACTGTGATACCATTACTTCTTTTTTATTATCCATTGTATTTTATTATTTTTCAGTTATTTCAATAAGAAAGCCTAAATGTGCAAGACTATTAAATGCCACTGCAAATGAAATATTATCAAAAGGATGGTCATCATCTGATTGTCCAAGAATAATGGTTAAGAACATTTTAATTACATCATAAGTAATCATGTCATTTTGTGGATTCGATGCACCAGTATTTTCCCTAATTACCCTTGAAGTCAGCGTCAAAAGGTCTGAATCTTCAGATAACCTTTCATACCCTTCAGTAATCTCATTGTCTCTAATGTTTTTTTCCTCCGATACAAGGCAATATTTTATGAGAGCATCAACATTAACAATAAAAATCTTATTGTCATATCTCACATAATATTTTTTTGTAGAAATATCACTCATTTTATTCACCAAGATATTTTGCAACGTTATTTATGTCAGCGAAATAATCGCATATATTTTCATATACTTCATCATATGGACTATCCTGATTATAGTCAGCAGCTATTTTAATAGCAATTTTACCTTCAGGTTTATTCTCTAAGAGTTTTGGATTAGCAGTAATAAGGACATCACATTTATCCCAAATAGTTAAAGAATCGGTAGGGAAATATGTTTCACGAACCTTACACCCAAGTTTAGAAAGGAAAAAATAAGTACTTTGTATTGAAAGACCATACTCCATAGGGGATACAATCACAACATCAATTGGTTCCTCAGTGTCGATATCTTTAAGTCTGTTTAACCATACTGTAAGTGAAGAAGGCACCTCTTTAGACATTGAATCACATTTACCGAACAATTCAAATGGATAATCCTGATAAACAAAACGATTATATTCCGTCTTGTTTTCAAAAGGGAAAACTTTTTCAAGATTGTTTGTTTTTATCTCAATTGTCTCACTATCAAAAGTGTAGTCATATTCCTGTTTAAATACCTTTGCGAAATTTCGAGTATATGCCCTTAAAACATCATTTAAGTCAATTGCTATCTTCATAATTTCAATTTTTAATGAAAATAGGATGTAAATATCATAATGTAAAGAAAAACTCCGCTATTCTGCGGAGTTTTTTGAATTAAAATCAGAAATTTCAAGATTTTTTAAAAGATTAAGAGCCTCTTCAGTATCAAGGGTATTTTGTGCTTTCATCATTTCATAATCTTCCATTGAAATAACTACCTCTTTGTTGTTTTTGCGGGCTTTCGTTTCATATTTTTCATCCATTTCTTTAGTTCTGAACTGTTCAGTCAAGTCGAGTTCATGACACATCTTAGGGGATGAATAAGTTATTACAAAATCCTTATCATACATACTCATTTTTTCATATTTCAAGTCTGAAAAATGGTATTCCATCAAGTCTTTAGCACCATATGCTTTGTCGGTGACAAATTTTATTGAACAAATGTCAACCGTGTCAATGTTTCTTGTCTTTTTTCCATAGATATTCATCATTTCATTAATAAAAAGACTATCACCGGGCATAAATTGCCTACAGTAACTTGAACAATACAAGTCAACTTTGATATCTTCTTCCCCTAATCTAACAACAACCTTTTTAACCCATTTTTCAATTAAAAAACGAGGAAAAACATCACGTTCTATTTTTAATGTATAACGTTCTTTTTTATCTTCAGTAACAATATCACCTTCTTCCTCAACATTTTCAGTGCTTTCGACAAGGCCCTTAACAACAAGTTTATTATCTTGAACAATCAACACCTTATAATCTTCAGGGTTATACACTTTCAAATCAAGTTGAAGCATGTTTTTTGTTTTCGCGACAACATTGCCATTTCCTAAATATTGAAAATCATCTGCATGGCGAAGAACTCTATAATTGGTATCCCTAAGTTCCTTTACCTCTTGGGTTATTTCTCCTCGTAAAAGGTCATTTAGAACCCCCTGCTCGTTTATTTGTTCTTCAACCCCACTACCGGCTACTTCACCTTCTTTTGTCATTCCCATCATTCGGTCATCAGCCGATTTCATACCCTTGAAAAAAGAATGAAAGAAGACAGACAGTTTAAAATGAAGATTGTTGAAGAAATTTTTAATCTTCCCAAACATAATCCTCAAGTTTTAACACTTTATTTTCAATATATCCCATTAATCTTTTATGGAGGGTTGATAAACGAGTATATTTGTTCCTGTTCTCAGACATTACAGGACGTCCCTCAACTTCATCAATTCTTAACATTTGCTCATAATAGAGAACAAGCATTCTAAGCATCCTCTCATTAGACTCAAGTTCCTGAACTGAAAGCCAATTCATATTTTTTGTCATTGGTGCAATAACGCCTTTCGTTGTACCTTCTAATGCCTCCAGTGTATCCTCCTCTTTTTCAATAATTTTTACAGGGGGGATATCAATTATTTCATTTTCATGTGTTTTTTCAACTTTTTTTGTATTCTTTTTAGCCATTTTAAAAACTTTTCATTAAAATACAAAAAAGTAATGTAAAGGTAAAGAAAAACAACGCCTTTTGGCGTTGTTTCTACTTATTATGAGCAATTGATTTAACCTCAACCCATTCAGATTCTTTATATTCTTCCAAAGAAGTTGAATTTGTATATGACATTGCAGATTTTAGGTAATCTATTTCATTTTCAACCCATCCATCAATGGTGTATTCAACTTTTTGATATTTAACGAGTCCCTCAGCAGTTTTCAACTTAACATCTTTAAGACCGTTTGCTTCCGCTACATGTTTTTGCGCTGTTTTGGTACTCATACCATAATATTGTTTCCAAACAACAAATTCACCTTTCTTCCAACGCTCTTTCAACTTATCAAATTTAAGCCTATCAAGCTCTCTTCCATAATAAAGAAGTGTCTTTAGAGGACGAAGAATTTTATAACCACGAATATTCCAATAGAACTTACCATAAGTTGTTTTTCCTGCTGATTCAAATGCTTTATTAAAAAGACTTCCAATCATTACATAATCAGCATAAATAAGAGCCTTTTGGATATCTCTATATCCCTTGATACCTCCATCAGCAATAACTTTACACTTACCATCAATCTTCTTACGTTCCTCATGAATTTCTTTAAGAAGTGAGAAATAAGGCATGTAAATACCTGTGTTTGAAGCAGTTAAACAGCCTGAATTATGGACAATAATTCCATTAATATTATATGAGCAATTATCTTTAACACTCAAATCATAAACAAAACCATTATATTCATGCTTTGTTATTGATGTAATTTTCGTAATCTTCATCTTTAATTCTAATAAATTTACATTTTAATAATTCTTCTATTTCTTTTTGTCTTCTAACATCTTCTTCTTTTAATTCACCATAACGAAAATGAAATTTTTCATCGTACTCATACACAACATTATTTTCAGCATCATACCCATCAACCCAATAGCCAAGTTCCTTAATAAAAAATTCGCCCCCATTCAATGCATGTTGTATATTAATATTCTCTCGCTCCATGATTACATCAAAAACCTCGCACCCCCTTCTATTAAAAGAAGGACCATTTTTTCTATCCCCATGCATATTGTACCATTGTAAACGTTTTTTAAGACGATATTCAGGGCTTTGTCTACTTTCTTTGAGTTTTTCAGAATTAAGCATTCCCTCTCTATGTCGTTTTTGCCATTCGGGATTTTTAAACATACTCTTCATTTTCTCCGATTGTTTTAATGACTCTGAAATCATTTTTTTCGTTTCTTCAGTGTGACGTTTACCATAAAACCCGTTTTTCTCACCAGAACATTTTTCTGATATTTTTTCCTTGATTTTATTAACATACTCCTCCCCATATTTATCACTTAGCATAGCATAAACATTAACGCCAAACATGGGATTTTTTTCACCACATAATCTACCTTTATTAGATTGTGATATCATTTCTTTGGTTTTATTTGTATGTTTTTTACCATAGAAAAAATTTTTTTCCCCCGTTCTATTTTCAGACATTTTCTTTTTTTGCTCTTCTGAAAATTTATACCCAAACATAGGGTTTTTTTCTCCCGCAACACGGCATCTAGAACAAAAATACTCATTCTCTACATGCCTTTTTTGTATTTTCTTAATTTTACTGATTTTTCCACAATTAGGACATTTTATTTCAAAATTAGTAAAACTAGAATATCTTATTTTTACAGTTTCGTCTTCAGAAACAATAAAAAATAAATGATGATTAATTTTTTCAATTTTCGTAAACCTTATACCATCTCTTAAAAGCACATTTTTTAAAATCTCCATATATTTTATATTTATATATAAATAGTATGACTATTTAAGAAATGGCATTGGGGGTGAACTACAACTCAATTAAACTTTCATTTTCTTTATCAATTAACCACACAGGTTTCCAATAAGCATATTCATGAATATTTTCATCATTTATTTTATCAATATCTTCATTTTTAACTACATAAAATTCATGATTTTCAGTACATTCAATACCATTTATTTCGTAAATTGTGTCATTCTTTTCAAACTTATGTTTTTCAAGTACTTCTTTGAATTCACCAGTATGTGTCTGTACACAATCACCTATTTCAATGTCTTTTATTCTCTTTAAGCCTTTATTAGTTTTAACCTCCATATTTTCCGTGAAGCAGCCCCCACCAATTCCAACTCTTACATAATCTACTCTCGCCTTTTCATATTCAATATATGTCTTAGGATTCGCAATATTTCCTGTCATGATAACAATTTCAGGATGCTTCATCTTAATTGCCTTAACGATATCAAGAAGATTCTCCATATGACCGTTTGCAAGGTCAATACAAATTTTGCATCCCCACCCATTCTTTATAGTATCATAAAAAACATATTTCTCAAGATTATTGTCAACGAACAAATCCTTTGCTTCACTGAGAGAAAAAGCAACAAAATTATTAATCTCGAAAAGCATCTGAATACGATTTGACAAAGGTACGGTACGTGGAACTACAATGTTAAGTGAGTTTCGCGCAAAGTCATCATAATTTCCTTCATTAATTACCGTATCCATTGGTGAAACAAAAATTGGTAGCCTACCAAATTCATCGCATGGGTTACACTCATTACGTGTCTTTATTTTAGTTATAATCGCAGGTACAATCGCGACATCATCATAACCAAGTTTTAATCTATCACTCATAATTTCTTTCGTTTATATTAATACGCAATTCTTCAAAGTCAAATTTAGGTGTTATGGTATCAAGAATTTCAAAATCAGCAGTTAAATCCCAAAATGTTAGATTTTGAACATTTCTCCACTTGACATATTTCCCTGAATCAGAAAACTCAAGAACGGTCATCTCAAATGGATTGTCAAGACAACCATTAGCACGAGTTGCAACAAATCTTTTTTCAATGTTATTTTTATCAGCAGTTAGTAACTTTCTCATTTTGTCCTCTCCTTTTCAATCGCATATGCAAGTTCATTTGCCTGTAAAACTATAAGTGAAATGATATTGATAAGTTGTTTCTGAGACTTTAACTCATCGCCATCCTTATCGAGAACCCTCATGGCTTCAAACTCAATTGGGGTGAATTTAACCCCAGCATTAGTGGCAAGACAAAGACTCCTCTCACCCACTTTCAACACACCTTCAGTATTGGCAAACTTATATTTATATCCCCTTTTAAGCCCCCAAGTATCATCGTTTTCAACGAACATTTCTGTCTTGGCTATCTGATGAAGAAGACATACTTTAACTAACGAATTATCATCAATATTCGGGAAGGTACCTGAAATATTCTTAGCAATTTTTCTTGCAAGTCCCAAAACCAAATTACAATGCATGACAAGACCTCCCGGAAAAGCATTGCCTGTATCTTCCGACATTCCTGCAGGTGCATTAAAAAGTTTATTTTCATTAACAATATCAAGCGGACTGATATTGATTTTCATTAATTCTGAGCAAAAATTTGTATACTCAACATTTTGTCGTTCTTGTGTTAGCATAATAAATAAAATTTTATCCAATGGCAAAGATAGTTTTTTATTTTCAAAAAACAAAAAACTGCGAGTAAAAAACACTCGCAGTTAAAAAAAACAATTTAATATGGATGATAGAATCACGATTTCTTGACAATCTCTTTATACCAAGCAGCACGTTCTGCCGTTACATTAGACAAATTATATTTATCTTTAATTGTCTCGTGAAGGTTAGTTCTTAATTTTTCAATATAGTCAGGGTTCTTGACAAGTTTTTCAATGGCTTTAGCCCAATCCTTATCTTTTTTCATATTATCAATGAGAATTACATTTCCCTCTTCATTGATTTTTCCCCCTTTTTCAAAGAAATTTTTAGTTCCAATCTTATACGGACCAAAATCAGAAACAATTACGGCCTTCTTCATCATACCAGCTTCAATAAGTTTCAACTCAGATTTAAATGAATTGAATTTATTATCAGCAAGAGGAACCATTAGGACATCAATTTCATTATAATGAGTACAATAGTTCATAATATCTTTTGTCCAACATCTTTTATAAGGTTCATTGTCAACATTAGGATACTGAACATTTGGCATATATGCTTTTAAGAATTCGCTATAATGAGGTGAAACTGTTTTATAATCATCAGTCAAAAGTTTTTCATAAACATACCACACGCTTTCAGTTGGTTTAATAGGACGTGTTGTCATTTCACCCCTTTCATTAAACATCTGTATCGTTCCGCGAAGGTCATAGCCACAAAGGACAATCTGAATCTTATCCATAATATCCTTAGGAAGTCTATTAACCATACCCCTTACAATTTCAAGGTCGTGCTGATGAGAGGAACCCATAATGAAACCAAACCTAATTCTATCAGTCTTTTTAATATCCTTAGGAATGAACTGTTCTTCCTCAGGGTCAATAGCATTAACGAAAATCTTAACATTTGGATTAAACTTTTTCAACTCAGCCTCAAAAATAGGGGTTGTTGTGGTAACATAATCCGCAAGAGGGACGTTTTCCTTAATAATCTTATCAATACCTGTATTCTTATACCCCAAATAATTAGGATGGAACGGCCCGAGGTCCCAATAATCATCAATATCCATTACTGTAGTAATGTTATTTTCCTTACAGAATTGAAGAGCCTTGCGAAATCCTTCAATATCATTGTACACACCTTTGTGAAAATGTACAATATCCTGTTTCTTAATAGTTTCAAGGTCTCGCCAATTGAAATCGTATTTTATTGTAACATCAAATTCATCAGGATAAAGTTCCTGTAGTTTAGTATGAGGTCTAAGAGAACGATAGTAACCACACCCAAAGGTATCACTTGGTACAACCAATACTTTTATTTTTTTCATTCTTTAACTTTTTAAGGAAAATACGCTCTTTTTTGAAAAATGTAAATAAAAAAGAGGTTATTTCTAACCTCTTTTCTTATTCTTCTGTTCATTAACATTTCCTTTATATTCGAGAACTGCTGAAAAAACATTTCCCGCATGGTCTGTTAACATGATTTTTCCTTCTTTTAGGCGCACCCCTTTAATTACACTTTCATTAAGCGATTTCAGTTTTCTATCAAGACATTCATCAACAATAGATTTAAACCATTCGCGGTCAAGACCAAAACCATCAGGCTGAGATACAACCCCTTCATTGATAGCCCTTTTTCCCCTTTCCTGACGTTCATTTTCAGCAATTATTGCTTCCATTCCCGCATAAAAGTTTTTTTCACGTTGATAATCAGGATTAAGACAATCAACATTGATTTCGGTTTCCATAAATGATTTTTTTATAACATCAGGAAGTCCTGATTCACTAATGGACCTACCTCCACCTTGTTGTTTACCTGTTATCTGTGAAAGGTCATATCCCGCTTCATAAAGTTGGCCTTCAGTCATATAAGTTTCAGGTGCCGCATCGAAGTTAACCGAAGAAATACCCTGCCCGCGATATTCGCTCATTTTTTTCTCCATATCAGGGCTACACAATGCCTGTGCCCTTCGTAATGATTCCGCATTAAATCCCATTTTTAAAATATTTTCTTTTTATTAAGAAAGTCCCCATTCTTTACGTATTGCTTCAATGTCATCATTCGAGAGTTCATATTCAACGCCTCTATTGTTAACATCCGCTTTAGTTATCGGGGATGAACCTGCAGGTTTAATTGTGCTACTTCCCACAGGGCTTGAATTTCCAATATCTGTTTTTGTAATTGGCTTTGTCTGTGGCGCATTAATTTTATCTGCAGTCTTTCCTTTAATAATATTAAAGAGTTCTTGCTCATTGTCAAGCCTTTCCCCACGTTTCTTTGCTTGAGCAAGTTTTCTACGGGCATTATCCTTATCAATTTGCTTCATCATTTCAGGAGAAACCATTCGTTTATTAGGAGTATTAACCTGAGCCTTGATTCCTTGTAATGGGTCTTCATGTTGAGGTACATATTTCATGAGGTCCTGAACTATTTCTTCCGACCCATATTGTTCGCCTTGTTTCAATGCACTATCAATTTCCTTTTCTCTTTCTTTTGGAGAAACATCGGCCTTTGTTATAGGTTCATTACCAATCTTAGGAAACTGTACTGTTTTAGGTCGCCCTTTAATATCAGCAATGTTATATACAATACTCATTGATTCGTCTCCATTTTCATTAAAGCCATTCAAAACTTCACCCTTAAATGTCTTTTTTAATGGACGCCATCTTTTAATTCTGTCAAGGCGGAAAAATTTCCATGCAGGGACTTTCGTCTTGGTATCACCATACGGTTCAAATGCTCTTATGACAGGATTCCCCGATTTTGTGAGACCATAAGCCACAGGATATATGATGCGACGACCTGTTGCAACCGGCTCCCCCCCCGAATTATAACGTATTTCCACCTGAGTTAGGTTGTTAATAGCGTCATTCACGTTGGACACTGTTGCAATACTTTCATTAATGAAAGCCTCTTCCAATAGTCTCTTGAAATAATCCATAATAAAATTACTTTATGAAAAACTGTCCGTCTTCGATATTTGCTGAAGTATCAATACTATTTAAACCGTATTGATTATCCTTATCATAAATGTTAATTGTCTGAAGCCATTTACGGCCACCATCAACACCTGGACGCCCATTGATGTCATATGCACCGCCACCATTCTCAGTGTCAATTTGCGGGCTAATGCGATTTTTAGTCAATTCATTATATCCCATAGGTACGGTATGCTGATGCCCGCCTGAACGGGTACCTTTTCCAAGTGGCTTGGTTACATCACCCTCATGCCATACAGCAGTATCATGGTCGGGACCATAAGGATTAGTTTTCTTAATATCGTTTCTAACAAGTTCATGCTCATTTCTGCGCTCGAAACCGATTTTTTCGAGATTTGACTGTTTAGCCATTTCCTATACTATTTTATTTTTATTCTTGGTAAGTTATACCATTATTATTCTTTTTTGTATGGGCCTGCCCATTACCTGAATTTTTAGTACCCCCTGCTTTCTGATAGACATTTTCAAAACCCATCGCAGCGCGGTTTGCCTTATCGCTTTCCACAGCACCCCTATATGATTTCAATGAGTTCTGAACCCATTGTTCCATTTTTTCGCCACCAATGAGATTATAGTTGTTAATATCCTTTTTACCTTCTCTTTCAAAAAAACTTTTCAGTTGTTTCATCTCATCATATTTGATATTCCTCTGATTGATAAGGTTATTAAGACGGTCCCAACCTGCAGCATTTTTATCCCCGTTATACATCCTGCAATTATTCTGTAATTGAGAATATAATTCTTCCGGAATGGTCCAAGTCCTACCCTGACCCATAGGGACATTCTCACTCAATGTTTTTTTTTTCTCTGCACTGCAATTCATTACAAGAGGCTGATGACGTGAAGTACCATTAAAGCCATATGTCTTAGATAAAGTCCTTGCATAATCATCACCCGTCATTGGGTTACCATCCTTTTTCTTGGATAATTTACCACTAACAGAAACCTCAGTATTTCCATTGAATTCTTTAAAATCCCCTTCCATATTATCAAGATATGAAGAATCAACACCGAGTATTTCATTTAATTGTCTTTCAGATATGATAATCGTTTTTCCCATTAGTATACAATATATAACGATAAATAGTTGAATAAAAGAAAACCACCTCGAAATGAGGTGGTTTAATTATGCGTAAATTGTCCAAATTTCTTTAAACTTATTAAGGTCTTTGTTTTTCACTAATGTATAACCATCAGAACCATATGAACTACCCCATGAATTTCTTATAATTATACCATCGGTATTATACCCAACTATTGAAACTGCATGGTAACCGACAAAATCGCCATACTTTTCATTCCAAAACTCGTCAGCACTATCGGAATTATAAACCGGGAGAACACCAACACAAGGTCCATTTGCAACTACAGCAAATTTAATAGCAGGGATTGATTTTACCATTGCATAACTTCCTATCTTATAGTTGCCTTTTTTAGTTTTAACCCCATTTTCCATAAGGTATGTAAATGCATCTTTGAATGTCATGCCTTCACCTTCAGTTGTCCTACTGTTGAAAATATCAAAGAGCGCAACTTTATTATCTTTCGGTTTCCCATCAGCAAGGTTAAGCCTCCAATTTATATTTGCAGATAAAGAACATGGTACGCATATTGGGTCGGCACCTTGGTTTAAAACACTTGGAAGGTATTTCTTATAAGAATATTCTTTTGGTAAACCCATGTTTTTGGGTTCTTTGAAAACCTGTTCGGTTCCGTCAATTATTGACGGAATAAATCCTGAGTTAAACATGCCTATTTCGTTTTATCTTCAATTATTATATCTCTAATATCAAGGAAATATGTTGAATCAGGACTAAGGGTTAAGACATAAACTCTATTTGTATCAGTATCCTTTATATATACCCATTGTTTTGTGAGTTTATAATCAGAACTGTAAAATCCCATCTCAAGCCACTCACTAAGGTCTGTGGATAGAGTATCAAGTTCGCATCTCTTAAGAAAGTCAGAATATTCAATTTCGCCGTTGAATATCTCCACCATGGAACCATCAGTACCAATATTTTTCCATGTATGCTTTGCAGGCCCACACGTTACAAACAACAGCATGACCACAATAAAAACCAACAATTTTTTCATATATTTTCACTTTTAACATAAATAGTTTTTCAGTCACTAATTTTAAGTACAAACAAATATATACCTTTATAATGAATACACATTTTACTTATATATGCTTACACGAAAAAACGGGACTTGCTGTGAAGCACATCCCGTTTCAATTTTTAATATCCTTTTGTTTCGACATTTGAATAAAGAATTATTTTCCCATCATAATTTGGATGAACCAATGATAAACGTCCTTTATCCCTCCAATTGTCAAATTTATGGAAAAGGTGTTCAAGATATTGTATATTTCTATCTTCTTTATTTGGCATGATAATATGTAAACCACCACTTGATGTTTCATATTCGTCAAGCGGAGTGATACCACACATTTGAATCATATGACGAACTTCACCCCATATTTTCTTATCATCAGTATCAACATCAATAAAAAATCTTGGTCTTTGCCCCTTCCAATTTCTACCATGTTTCGCCTGAGCAGGTACAATATCATCAGCATTAATATGACGTGCATCAGTTTTCGGAAACATTTTCTTAACTTTCACAATCTGAGCATCAGTTGCTTTTGCACTACGGTTATTAACTGTTATATATGCACGTGCGTTATTTTTATCACAAATGTCAATGATTGTTGGTTTAAGATTCATAAGTTCATCCACAGAGTGTATTCTCCATCCCTTAAATGGGTACCAAGCACCCGCATGATAGTTTCCGACGCTACGGTCATCACCCTTATTGTCCTTAAAACGTTTGATTATCTGCACAAAATAGAAATCATCATCCGAATTGAATTCCATAAGTTTTGCAACCCTGTCAAAATTGTCAATCAACTTTCTTTCTTCAATAAGAACTTCTTCAAGAATCATTTTAAAAAAATCATCTGATTTACTTTCATTCAATTCATTTGGAAGGTCATTTAAATAACATAATGGGGCACCATCTGAATCTGAGACAATAAAATTACCATCTTCATATTTTGATATTGATAATTTATGCTTTTTATATACTACTTCAGCCTCTCCTTCCTCATCAAAATTAGCAGCAAAATCGAACCATACATCTGAAATCAATTTATTTGTTGCTACCTCAAAATAATTAGCCTTATTTCCTTTATAAACAATTACATAGCCATTAATTGAGCGATTTGCCACATCATCGAATTTCCTTTTTCCACCGGCATCAACTGAGTGTTTCAACGTCGCTTCAGTATCAGTGTCATGCCCTGCACGGTAAATAAGTTCATCAGTAATGGCTTTAATCCAAGTTCGACCATTGTCTTTACTATAACTGTGAGGAATTACTTCAGAAAAGTTACGAACGAAAGCACAGTGTCCATCATGTCCTCCTGAGTAAACAATACCACGAATCTTAGTTTCTGAAATCTTATCTCCCAAGAAACTTGTTATCTGATAAGCAATATTAGAAGTGCGAACATCATCACAGTTACTATTATCATTCATGTAGAGTCTGAAACGACTAAGAATTTGTTGCGCAATTTTAGGTGGAATAAGTTTTTCAATTTGTTTCTCTATTCTATAATCAGCGCCATACACTTTCTTTGCCATATCTTTATTAAAGATAAGAAAGTCCTGATAACCCCCAAGAAGATAAGATTTTACTATAAATCGACCATACCCTGTGGCTTTTTCATTTGATGAACGGAGAGAATATACATTATATACCCCAACTCCATACATATTACCACCGTTATCTCCGGTATATTCCCTACTGAAACCATATTTCATGAGAGAATTTATAACTCCCATTGGATTAGAACCCCTTGAATCCATAGGCCTATGAAAAAGGGGAACTCCTTTTTCGATATCATCAATTGTAAGTTCCCCCTTCACGTTCGTTCCAAATCCATTATCGAATTCGTTAATCATATAAGTATGGATTATTAATTTTATTAAGGATACTATAGAAACTATCCCTCATTTCATTCATATTATTAATTGGTTTCTGAGCATCACTCATCGACATTTCATCATTCACAATCTCAATACCCAACTTATTCAATGCGTTTCGATATCGCATCATGAAATCATCACCAAAACCTTCAGAAACAATTGCATTACCAATTTTACTAACAGCACGTCTAATTACAGGTGCCAAAGCGGTAGCCTCCTTTTGGGTATAAACAAGCGAATGTCTGAAACGTTTAAGAGCATTCAACGCGACATCAGTCATGATAAGAGTCAACTGAACAGCATCTTCAGCATATTGTTCCACATTCTCAGGCTTAAGGACATTCATCTTAGGAGTAATCTGAGTTCTGTAATATGAGAGAAGTCCTTCAACAAGACGGTCCTCATCAGAACTACCATTACCTGTAATTTTAACACCACTCTCAGCGCAAAGTTCTTCAACCGCAGCAACTGCTTTACCTGTTCTCTCAACCATCGCAGCATTTCCATCAGGGTCAATAACCTCACCATTTCCCGCTTTCTTTTTATCTTCAATTTCCTGAGCGAGAGCGTTAAGTTTATATTGAATATTTCCCGAAATATTAGGTTTTGAATTAAGGAGGTCTTCCTGTTTCTTATCTACTATATATGTATCTTCAATATCATATCCAAGATATTTGATAGGAATAAGTTTCTTACCTTTCGAAAGTTGTTTATTAGCTTCAATTTCAATCTTATTCTGAACCGTTACACCGAGTTCATCATAATCAGCACCTCCCTGCCCGATGGCATTCTGAGCATCAGCCATCGCCTTATCATAATCCGCCTGAGAAATCTTATCAGCAGAAATATATCTCCAAAGAGGATAAGGTCTTACTCCCGATTTAACGTCACGACCGTATTTATTCCATGTACTTCTACCAAGAACAAATGTAGGCGCTTTGCCATATTTATTTGCCATTGCCTTAATAAGCATAACATTTCTCAGGGAGAGAGCATGCCCATATATAGTATTACCATAGATTTCAGCGTAAAGTTTCAATATACGCATAGTCTCAGGGTCATTAACCTTATTAAGGTAATCAGTCCAGAGGTCAGCAACCGAAACTTCAGCATCCTGATAAAGTTGTTTCATTTCCTCATTACTTAATTTATTCATTTGGAAATCAGCAACGTCCTGTAGATGCATGATTTTATCACCATCATAACTCCCTGTTTTAAGAAGGGCTGCAATAATTGACTTCATACCTGTATCAAGGAACTCTTTTGTCTTATCCGCAGCAACCATCACATGAACAACAGGCCCTTTACTCCACGCCTTTTCAATATTTTTAAGAGGATTAACCTTTCTAAAAGGGCCGTTACCAGGGAGAAGAAGACGGTCAAGGACAACCGCAGCATCTCCGTTTTTCATACCATAAAATGATAATATCTTAGATTTTCCATCCTGAGTTGGTTTTACGGAAACCTCAACATCAAGATTCGGGTCGAATTTTGCCATATTTTTCTCCTACTATTTTAAACCATAAATAGTTGCAAAATCCTATTTGTTTATATTACATGAGGAGATTATCCACATTATTCCCTTCAGAAATTGATTGCCTTATCTCTGTTGAGGATATATTTGGTACTATTGTCCGACTTATTTCAATTTTGTATGCAGAGTTTTCATGTAAAAAATTGGTTTTAAGGTCTTCAAGGACTGCGACATCATCTTTTCCTCGCGGGAAAACCAATACACCATACTCACTTAAAATTCTCTTATAGTCTTTCCATCCCCTCATCTGTCGAAGATTATCAGCACCAATCACTAAAGTAAAATCAGCATTGGAATTTCTTCTCCTGAGTTCATCCAACGTATTGATTGTATAGTATGGAGGCATCATTTCTTTTTCAATTTCCGAAACAGTTACATTCCATAATTCATGCCTTGTAAGAGCATTGTAAGCATTGTTCATTCTATCATCTACCGTATCTTCAGAAACAGTTTCCTTCAATGGATTTTTAGGAGTAACAACAAGATAGACCCAATCATAATTTTCTGATAGGTCTTTAATGATTGCCTGATGCCCAATGTGAAGAGGGTTGAAAGAACCACCAAATACTGCAATCTTTCTTTTAGGTTCCTGTTTCCTAAAAATCAAATTTAAGAACAAGAATATTATAAATGCTATTGTCAAAAATGTTGCTATAATCACTATCATACTTCCCCAAATATATGATTTAATTTTATTAAATTACCATTTTCAAATAATGAATCATTTCTTTCTTCATTTTCCTTTCTAATTTTCACCCACACCTTTGCTGTTTTTCTAAGAAAATAATCATAAGATTTTTCGATAATATCATTCAATTTTTCGCGTAATTCTTTTTCATCGTTAAAGATAATGAATTCATTTTCCTTAATAAATTTTTCCATCGTTAAAAAATTAGGTGTGTTAAATGGCGCATTGTTGAAAAATTTTTTTATTGTTGTTAATGTTTTTAATACATTATTTAATTCTGTTTTTTCAATGAAATCTTCATAAGAGTTTACTCTTTTATATCTAACAGAGTTATAAGCGTCATTCACATATGCATCAATTTCAAAACGTTTTGAAAAATATATTAATTTAGAAAAATTAGAAAGATATTGATTATTGGATTGAAAATATTGCACAGCCAATTGATATTTTTCAGTACTTAAACTTCCTTTTTTCATTTTCGTTTGATAATAATGCTCAACCTCATGCTGAATTGTGTCTAAGGTATCTGAGATATTATATTCATCCCCAATAGCAATTACAGTTAAGTACATAGTGTTTTCACTCGTTGAATATCCATTTTTATATTCTTCAGAATTAATGGAATACCATGTTGAAAAATTTTCAATATTATCAAATAATAAAAGTTTCCATTCAACTTTTAAATCATCTACAAAAAATATACCATGTTTATTTTCAGTCATTTCACCAACTTCATCATTGAATTTTTTTTCTATTTCATGTGTAATCCTTTTGACTTCATCAGATATACCTAACTCTTCTTTAATCAAATCAAGAAGTTTCTGATATTGTTTCTCATTTACAATTATTTTTTTACTCATATCTATTTTTCATTTTCTTTCTTTATGACTTGGTCAATTACCAATTGTTTTCTTAATACTATATTCCACATTTTTTCATATTGAGTATTCCTAAACATTTGATAATAGATATCACAAGGTTGTGTTTGCCCAATACGATGAATCCTATCCTCCATCTGTTGGTCATTTCCGGGAACATAATCATATGTGTTAAAAATTAATTTATGAGAAACAATTAATGTGATACCAACACCTGCACTAATTAAATTTCCTAAAAATACTTTTACATTAGGATTGTTAGTAAACTCTTTAATTGCATTATCTTTCTCTTTCAACCCCATTTTACCATTGTAGATAACACAAGAATCACCATAATATTTTTGAAGATTATATAATTCCTCATCATAACAACATGCAATGACTACTTTTTCTCCTTGGGCAATAAACTCATCACACATTCTTATTGTATTAGGAACCATCTGATTTGAAAGATATTTCCTATATAATCCCCCCTCAATAAGTTCTTTATTAATCTCCGAATCAGGATTTTCTTCAAGTTTTGCTTTTTCGTATTCATCCCAAAGGCGATTATATTCTTCTTGCTGTATATCAGTAAGGTCATAGAATACCTCATGAACTCTTTTTTCAGGAAGGTCCCCCAAATCTTCTTTTGTTCTTCGCAAATACATATGGGAAATACGTTCTTTAAGTTCATCGAGATTTTTGGGTTCACCAGGAACTTGAATCATACGTGCATTTTCTTTTATGAAAGTTTTCAAATCACCTTCACC